TTTTTTACACTTTTTTCATCGTATAATTGCATTACATCTTCTCCCCGGGTTTAAATCCTCTAAATCTTAAAAATCTAGGAAATCTTAAACTCCATTCATTTTCGGTCTCTTGATTTTGTGTAATTGCATCTGCTCTTACTTCTACTATTTGACCAATTAATTTTTCTTTTGCTTTCCAAAATTCTTCTCTATTTTCATCATTTAATCCAGAGCCTACATTAGTTTTAATAAACTTGCCATCATCTTTACCTTCAACAATAAGTGCTCCAAGTTTACCTACATTTTTACCTGTACCTTCTTCAGTACCAATTACTTTTAATGATACTTCAATAAATGGTTTTAATTTTAACCAAGACGTCGTTCTTTTACACTCATATGGTGCCTCTAGGTCTTTTATCATGATACCTTCATATCCCCCGTCTACTGCCCTCTTATTAATCGTTGTGTACGTCTTTTGCCCTTCTTCTGTGTCCAAGTCAACAATTTCATGATCTAATACTTCTATAGTTGTTAGACTTGCCTTGTGTTGTTCGTACCACGCCTTAACCATTTCTGTTCTATCCTTTTGGCTTTTATTCCAAATACCTTTTTTAAAATCTGCTAATGGAATAAAATCAAATAAATGCAGTTTGGCATCTTTGGCAGTTGTAGAACTTTTTCTATGAATTTGTTTCATTAAATCTTGAAAGTTATCACTCATAACTTCGCCATCTAAAATTAATGGATAAGGTGGAGGAGAGTTTTTAACTACTTCACTTATTTCTTTTGCAATATGTCCAAAGTTGATTAGTTCTTTTCCATTTCTACTAAACATATCAACTTTACCATCTGGGTATACAATTGATACAACTCTAGCACCATCTAACTTAACTTCTAACATTTTCTTACCAGTAAGTTTCTTATCGTGTTTTGCAGAGTCTTGTGCTAGTTGGCAAGTGAATACTGGAATCATATATTGTTTAAATTTGTTTTTCTTTGCAACATTGTTTACAGTTTTTTCTGTAACACCACATCTTAAATCTTTAATTAAAATTCTTCTATAAAAACCATTCCATTGTTCTGCCGTTGCTGAACTCATTACAAGTTTAATTGCATCACGAGCCGCGTGTCCTGTAAGTTCTCTATTATAAAGTTGTTCAGCTAATTTTTTAAACACTTTCCATTCACAGCCTTGAGCTGATATAACGTCATCTTTAGTTGGTACTTGTTTAACTCCAAATGTGTATAGTTTGTCTAAACACATTTTTAGACCTTCAAAGAATTCATCTAATCCTTCTTTCATTGCATCTAAAACTATTGCTTCTTTTTTAAGTCTAGAATTATCTGCTTCTAGTTTTGCTATTACTTCTTGTGGTTGTGTTCTCATATTACCTCGGTTTTAAAATTGTATTTTCAGCCATCGCTTGCCAATTATCTGGAAAACTTTTAGCCAAGTCTGCTACTTTAAGTACAGTTCTTAGACTTACTTCTCTTAGTCTTCTTTTATGACCTTCTATCCATTGGATTATTTCTTGTTTAACCTCTTCTGGTAGAGCATATTCATTTAACATACCGTCTCCTACGATTTGTTTAATTCTTAAGATTTTTTCTCTCATAGTATCAATTGTTAAATCTATGTAGTGACATCTAGATTCTAATGCATTTAAATGGTCTCTTAATTTTTTAGACTTTACATTATCAAATTTAATATTAGTAATGAATATAGCAGAACCTTTAAATTCAAAATGATCTGGTACATTCTCCCTACGTAGTGTATGTGAATCTGTATTCCAACATATTCTTCTAGTTCGTTTAGAATCTAACGCCGCTTTTAATAAGTTTAATGATAAGTCATCTAATAAAACACTATCACAATCATCAAATACAATTACATTATCTTTATCTTGAAAATTGTATAATTTGACATATAGTCCAATAGCACTCATGGCGCCTTTAACAACTTCATATTTCTTTTTAGAATCTCCTAATGTAGATATAACTCCATATCTTTCTAAAACTTTTTCAACACCAAATGATTTACCAACACCTGGAGGTCCAGATACTATCATTGCTCTGATGTCTCCTTTTTTGGTTGCTTTAGTCATTGAATCTAAAATTTCAAAACGTTTACGCATTCTTTCAACAACTTCTTCATCAGTTTCTTCTTTACTAGTTTCTGGTGGTTTGTCTCTTAATTGATTTTCGTTATCTAGACTAATTCTTATGTTGTCTTTTGTTGCACCAGGATATTGTGTGAGATCGTCTATTTTTACTGTGATGAATCCACCTTCTTTATGTGGATATGGTTGGTAAGGTTTAACTAATTTAAAAGTTGTATTTTCAACTTTTCTATTTCTGTAACTTCCTTCTAAAACGTATATTTGCCTTTTCATTTTATTATTATTGCCCTCTCTGTTGCCTTTATTATAATAATACTACCAAATAGTCAGAAAGTCAATAGCCAAAGAAGTCAAGTAATTAGCGGGCCATTCGTCATAAAAATAGGGCCAAAATGAATTCAGCCCTATTAATATCAGAACTAACAGAGTTCTATTTGATTAAGCCTTGTGCTAATGCCTTGTAACCTGCACCTATTACTCTTTTAGATGCTTTACCAGTTCTATAAACTTTTGATTTAGAACCTTTAGGGCCTTTATTTAGAAATACTGGAGTTCCTGCAAATCTTAGTGCTTGTATAACTGCACCTGGATTTCCTGCACCATATCTATTTGATATTGTTGCAGTTGAAAGAGCTTTTCCATTTTCTAAAGCACATTTTACTTTTTCTTGTATTGTACTTGTCATTGAGATATCTCCTTAATAATTAATAATTTTCAATGTTATTACTATAATAAAGGAAATAGGTTGTAATGTCAAGTATGCTTGACTACCAAATTTGATTAAGAGAAGAATTTGGATAACTATCAAAAATTTTCATATCGCGATTTAAAACAGTAGCAACTAAATGTATTCTATCTTCTTCTCCACCATTAAAAAAATTGTGATATTTTGTAGTGTCAGTGATCCATACAGATCCATCTGCCGGCATATGATGAACTACATCACCAATACACATACGAGCACCAAAATTTGTTATGATGGGAATATGAAGCCTTGATTCTGGATCCCTATGCCAACTTAATGTTGTACGTGGCATTTTCCAAAGTAATCTAATTCTACCCAATTTATATTTGGTTGTTAATTTATCATATACTTCTTTAAAATAAGTATCTTCAAATAGCTTAACAAATTCTGAATATTGTGATTCATTAATGGGTGCTTCTCTTTCAACTTCTTTATATGTACTATCTGGTTTAGTCCAAAACAATCCTCTAACATTACCACCTGTAATTGAATTCGGATCACCAGGAATTTGTGTTAAGCAAATAGCATTAATATCTCTTTCACCTAATGGCGCTTGTCTTTCTACTCGTGAATCTACTTCTTTAACTGCATCTTGCAGTTTTTTAATATCAAAACAAATGTCTTGATCTCTATAAAATCCTTTTGTCATAAAATCCTTTTGTATTGTATTTACTCTGGTTGATTATTTGTAAGTTCAAAATTGATACCTTGGGCCAAGTTTAATTCTCTACCATAATTAATTGTTACAGTAGTTCTTCTCATATATTGTTTCCAAGCATCAGAACCTGATTCTCTTCCTCCACCTGTATCTTTTTCTCCACCAAATGCTCCACCTATTTCTGCACCAGATGGACCAATATTAACATTAACTATTCCACAGTCTGAACCTACTGCTGAAATAAATTGTTCTGCTTCATTTAATTTTTCTGTGAATATACATGAACTTAATCCTTGTGGCACACTATTTTGCATTTCAATTGCTTCGGGTAATTTGTCATATTGAAATGTGTAAACTATAGGAGCAAATGTTTCTGCCATAGCTAAATCTTCATCATGAACATTATTTTTAGGTTCTATTAAGCACGGTAAAACATAATTCTCTCTATGTTCTTCGTGTTTAGGAGACTCTGTACAATGAGCTAGTTCACCGCCCCATACATCATAACCTTTCATTCTAGCTCGTTCTATTACTTTTTGCATTTTATCAACTGCTTCTTTAGAAATCATAGGTCCTAAAATATTATTTTTGTCTAAAGGATCTCCCATTGCAAGGCCACTCCATTGACTTTTAATTATACCTATCATAGACGAATATACATTTTTTTGGATATAAAGTCTTCTTAATGACGTACATCTTTGTCCTGTAGTTCCTATAACACTAAAAGAAATAGCTTTTGCGGCAAGATTTAAATCTGCGAATTGAGTTACTATTGCGGCATTGTTGCCTCCTAGTTCATACAATCCTTTACCCATTCTTGCGGCAACTTTTGGTGCTAATGATTTGCCCATTTCACAAGAACCAGTTGCACTTAATAATTTAATTTTTTTATCTTCTGCTAACCATACTGCAGGGTCATTGCCTCCTTCTAAGATTAACAATAAGTCTTTTGGATCTATTCCTAAACTATCAACATATTTGCTTTTATAATCATTAACTGCGTCATCAAATATTTCTTTACATCTATATGAGATTTTTATTGTTTTAGGAGATGGTTTCCATACAACACTATCGCCACATACTATTGCTAAACAAAAATTCCAAGCCCAAGGAGCCACTGGAAAATTAAAGGCAGTAATACAACCAACTACACCTAACGGATGCCACATTTCTTGTAGTCTATGATTAACTCTTTCTGAAGACATTGTTAATCCATATAATTGTCTTGATAAACCTACAGCAAAATCACACATATCAATAGCTTCTTGTACTTCACCTATTCCTTCAGTTATTGGTTTTTTACTTTCCATAGTAACACCTTTACCTAATTCGTTTAAATGTTCTCTTAATTTAAGACCAAATATTCTAATTAATTCTCCACGTTTAGGTGCTGGAACTTTTTTCCAACCTTTTTGGACCGTAGTAGATTTATCAATTAATAAATCGTATTCATTTTTTTGTATTTCTTCCATTGTATTTTCTCCTTAAAATAATTTACCTAACAATTTAAGTCCATATAATATACCTATAACAGAAAGAGCACCTGTTATACCTTGGTCTATAAATGCAAGTATTGAACCAACAATTAATAATGCATAGAACACATAAGTTTTCCAGTTCCAAACATAATAGAACCAACCGTGTTCTTTTTTTGTAGGACCAAAATCTAATTTAGGTTCTTTTGCCATTATATATTTCTCCGTATAAATTAGTTATAAAATCTTGATATGGTATATCTTCTTGTTTGATATATCCTGTTCCTGTTAGTTTTCCTTCAGCATATGCTAATGCAACAGAACATACACCAGAAGCAGTTGCTCTTTGAATTGCACTATAATCTGCATCACCATATATTTTATTTGAATATGTAACTTCTTGCAATTTGCCATCTTTTTTACCAATTACAGATACAAGCATTACCACAACATCTGCAGTTGTATAAGGAACTTCTTGGTCAAATAATTCTATAAATTTTTGTTTGTTATGTTTTAAATTTAAATCTTCTAATAAGAATTTCATTTTATCACAGTGTCCTGGATACCTAATAGTTTTATATGATAATGTTCTAACTTTTCCTTTATATGTTTCACACATAGAAGCACTACCTCCTGATGTATTAAATGCTTCATATCTATTTCCATCTATATAAATTGATTCCATACCATCTAGTGGGTGTGCTTTAATATGATCGTAATGGGAAATGACATCACAATAATTTATATATTCATTAAGTAAACCATCAGTTGACCAAGTAAGATAATAAGACATTGCATTGGTAGGATATTTAGGTAATGCTCCAACTCTCATTTTAACTTTATGTGGTTCTTCAAATTGACTGATTAAATTTGCGGCAACAATATTAACTGCCCCAGGCGCCAATCCACATTGTGGCATCATAAATGTTTTTGTATCTAAATTTTTAATATACTCTGAAACTTCTGTATCTTCAGTTAAATCAAAATATGCTACACCTAATTCAGCACAAGATTTTGCAATATTAATATTAACGTCATGAGTAGTTGATGTAATTATTATATCTTTGCCACCTATAAATCTTTTACACTCATTCATATCAGACGCATCTATTTCTACAATAGATTCATCTTTATCCCATGGATTTATATCTGCTAAATGAACTTTAAATATTTCTGGTTTTTTATTTAAAAAGGCGGCAATTGTTCGACCAATTTTACCAACGCCAATTATTCCAACGTTTTTCATTATATTAAGTAGTTATAAATTTTTTAGGACCTGTTGATATAAATTCGAGACCGGAACCCTTACCAATATAAACATTTTTTTCTGGATTCCAGGACATATTTAATTTTACTGCTCTTTGGATTGAAACACTTAAAAACTGTTCTTCTTTAAAACTAAGAACTTCGGCTTCCATTTTTTTACCGTTGTCGGTACATTCAATTAATGCTATATCATCAAAATGTGTTGTCATCGTCGTCGTTCCTTGTATCGTCTTGCCAATCTCTTTTTCTTTTTTGTTCTTTCCAATATTCTCTAGCTGACATTTTAGTTTTATACCAAATATAAAACATAAAGTCTGCCCAAAGATAATTTAGAACATATCCTAAAACTGAAAACCTTATACCCAGAATTACGCCTGGCAAAAACCATAAAGCAAATATCATTAAGAAAATATAATTCTTAAAAAATTCATAAGGTACCGCAAATGTACTCCACGTTAACTCTCTTGCTTTCATTTGCCTCCTAAAGGAAATTAGCTCTTAATTTTTCTGCCTTCTTAATGTTAATTTTTCTGCGTTTTGCTCTTTCTCGTCTTTTAAAACTAGGTTTTTGATAGTACTGTTTTTCCTTCATTAAATCAAAAATACCTTCCTTTTTCATTTTCTTCTTAAGGATACGCATTGCCTTATCTACATTATTATTTCTAACTTCTATTTCCATATACTGTATAATTACCTATAATATAACATTTTCTACACCAAAAGTCAAATGATAGATAAGTAGAATGATGGTTAACGCATTCAGTTTAGGAGATAACAAATGGCAAAGAAATCAGATAGAGCACGCCGAAGAGAACTCCGTAAAGCTGAAAAGAGTCTTAAGTATAGTAACCGGATTAAGCCAAAAGTTGTGGCTCGAGATCCAAAAGCGATACCAATTAACCAAATAATCACCCTTGATTACCTGACTAACCCTAAACTTGATAAATAAGGGATCTTACCGAATTATCTTTCTAAGTTCAATCCTATAGTGGAGAATTTTTGTTTCCAAGCATAAAATCTTTTGTTATGATTGGCATAAGGATCTTTTTGGATTTGCATTTGATAAAGATGTACCATTTCGTGTGCAAGAGTTTCAATAAAATCTTTCCACGTTCTAAATTTTGAAGCTAATTCCATTTCTATCCATAAAGTATGATTATGATAAGGAATTTTTCTAGAGTTATATGTTCCTACAGGAGTTACTCTGCTGTCCCAATCATAAACAATTTGTCCACGAGCATTATGAATTCCTTTAACATAGATATCAGGCATCCATAATCTATTGCCAAACAGGGCTCTGTTCAAAACTGAAAACCAGCTCTGAGCTTGGGCAATTGTAGGTTTGAAATTTTTCACACCCTCTCTTTTTTTAAGTGCTTTTTTCACTCGTAGTTTATGTTGAATTCGCTTCTGCATACTATAGTAATTATCAAAATGTATGCAGTTATTATCTGATACTTAAAAACGGGTAATTATGGGTGATTATATACGCAGTTAATTTTAGCTATATTTTTCTTGAGTCCAGGACTGAGATCCTAGTAAATTATGTTCAGCCCAACGGACAAATAATCCAAGCTCTTTTCCATGGGCTTCAATTTCCCAGGGTCTATCCCAATAATTTAAATTCTTATCTATAATTTTACTTTGCCATTTAGTAGATCCGCATCTTTCCAAGTCCACCATTTCTCCTTTAGCATATTGTTTTATGTGAACCATTTCATGGGCAATTGATTCCATAATTCTTCTTTTTGAAACTGTACAATCTATGGTAATAGTAAATTCTCTTGGTTTGTGATTTTTGTCATCAAAATCAACTTCACCTAACACACCTGATTCTTTATGCAGATTTTTATCAAATTCTACGTCAACTGAAATTGTATTATATAATTGTTTAGATAAAATTGTTTTACCACAATAGTCAACTATGCTATGTGCTAAATCGTATAATTTTTTATTTCCACCACTAATAGTAATATTCATTATTCTGTATTTTCGGCAATAGTTTTATCGTTTGCAATTTCTCTTGCTACTGCTTGAATATCCTCTATCATATATTTTACTTCTTGTGGGGGAGCAGTATCTTTTAATAGTGCAAGGTCTTTAGATTTTTTGTGCATAACATCTACTTTATGTACAAATTCTTTTAATGTATGGTACGGTGCTGTCATCATATTATTATAGCAAATTTTTGGTTGTATGTCAATGCTAGACAAGTGTTGGTATTATTAGCTTATTTTAGGGAATAATATGTCTGTACAAAATTTTTCAACATCTTGTTCTTTTAGACCCAATGACTTCATTACTCTTGGTGTATGGGGGTTCATAGTTTGATTGGAACAATAATAGTTTTGTGCTTTAATTGTGTCATCTTTTTTTGCAGTATCTGAATATTGTCCTATACTATCAAAATAAACTTTAAGATTGTTAATTGCTAAATCAACTATTGCAGTTGCTTCTTCATCTGTTCTAACATTACCAGCGGCAATCATACTACTTGAAAATATGTTTTGTGCCCATTCAGGTAATTCTCTTTTTTTGCTAGGTATATAATCTGCTACTGCATCTTTATACCAGTCTACTAAAGGATGTTGTTCTCCACCTGAAGATGCAGAAAAATCATGAAAGGCCCCTGTCATTTTATTCTTACCTGCTATAACATCAAAGCCATATATAGGTCCGTTGTTATCAAGATTAGGAAAGACGCATACGTGCATCATCCAAAGAGCTTTTGTATCTCTAGCATCTACTACATCTATATGGCAACGTCTACAATGATTAGTATGCCACACCCTGTTCATCCAACCATTTTCAGGTTGATTGAAATGGTCCATGCCAGGTTCAGTTATTTCTGTACCTCTAGTATTAAACTCTTTAAGTATTTGATTTTGACACTCTATAAGTTTATTCCAAATAAAAGATTCATTTTTCATTTTCTAATTCTTTTATTCGGTCTTCCAGGACAGATATTGTTGTATGAATATGTCCAGTGTCCGTTGGTTGAAGTAATGTTTTAAGATGTTCTACTTCTTTTTTAAGAATATTAACCCTTATCATATTTCCACTAAAGTCTTTTTTAGTTGGATTAGAAATTTGTGTTACTGCTCCTCTTATTATAGATAGTCTAGTCATTAATCTTTTAAAGGATCATCTTTAGTGTTTCTATTATCTTCGTCATAAATTTGTGTACTTAATTCTTTGAATAGTTTAGTAGCAAAATCGAAAGCAATTATTGCCTCATCTTTCATATCATCATTTAAATTTTTTCTTACATCAGCTTTCATTTCGTCAATTGGTTTAGGAAAATCATACAAACGTCCTTTACCAGGTATACGTTTTCTAATCATTTGACCACCACTTAAATCTGCCATATGGCGAACATAAATGTGGGCCATTATTTTTTGTTTGTCATCTTTTATTGATTTAATATGATCTATAAATTCTTTTACAACAGGTGCTACATAAGGTTTTTTGAAGTCTGGATCGTCGACATTTTCGGGCCATAACTCTTTAAAGTCTTCCCATATAGATGGAGCTCTTCTAAGGTCTTGATTCATTACTCCATGAAGCATACCAAAGGCTTCTAATACATCATAACAAGGATGTTGATTGTATAGATAGGTAGCATATAATTCTTTTGGTATTTTGCCACTCATAAGCAGATTGGCAAATTTATGCCTTTCTGCCTTCTTATGATGTTCCCAAGTTAATTCTTTTAATTTGCTCATTCTTTTTCTCCTTTTTATGATGTTCCCAAGTTAATTCTTTTAATTTGCTCATTCTTTTTCAATCTTTATTTGAAGTGGATATCCCAAACTTCTACTTTCGTTTGTTGCCTCCATACCTTTTTGTTCTGCTATTTCGTATGTATAAATTCCAACAATTATAGAACCCTCTTTATGAATTCTCAAAGTAAGATCACGAGCCGTTTCGGGTGTGTGTTTAAATATTTTGATTAATATATCAATTACAAATTCCATAGGAGTTACATTATCATTCAAGAATATAACTTTGTAATTTTCAGGTTCTTTAACAACCTGTTTTATTTTTTCATCTATTTTTACTTCTATGTCAGTACTCATATAATTTATTTATAAAGCAGGGCGTATTTGATAACGCCCTGCCCATATCCATTAATTACTTAATGTCTATTTTTTAAAAATATTGAACAAGTTAGGTTTTAATACATCTTCAAACCAGTCTTGCCAAAATTGTTGTGTTTTCTTTTGATATTCTTGGGCT